AGACGTTTACATAAGATCCCCAGACCTGCCGAGCTTTTCTTGCACGTCAAGTCTGTAAGCGGGATCGTCGCGGTATCGAGGATCAGAAATAGCCCTGGCCAATTCGGCCTGACTACGGAATCCAGGCTCAGGACGTGGTGCCCTTGAACCGGATACCTGCTTACCCTCGTAGCCGTTGGACTCGACGTATTTCGATCTGAGTCCCTGTACTGCCCAATATATGGCATCGGGGTTGCCACTGGAAACCACCGCGTCATAGGCAGCAATTTCGTCAGGAGCTAGTGCCTCACTGGCCCAGCTCACCATTGTTTGATATTGATCGTTGCCCCCAACTGAGCCCATAATCCGGTCCACATCCTCTTGAGGAATGGCACCTGCTGGCTGCTCAGGCTTAGAGCTGTTGACGTACTCAACCCAGTTCTCGATCAGCTCTTTGCTGTCCAGTTGGGAGAGTTTTTCGAGGGTGTCTTCAGATAGCTCACCACCCTCCTCATACTCCTTAGAAGCGGCCTCCAGGGTCTGGTAGGCCTCATTGGGTTCCTGATCTGTTTCGGCCTCTTCTGAGCCCTCCTGCTTCTCTTCAGCAGCGGGTTTCTCTTCAGAGTCCTCGGTGCGTTCCCCAAGCTTTTTCTGAAGCTCCAGATAAGCCCTTTCCAACTCTTCAGCAGACTTGTATTTACCTGCATAGTTGGTCTCGTCTTCAAGGGCCTTCTGGTCTTCAGCCAATTTTGTTTCGGCTGCTTGCTCTTGCTTGGCAATCAGCTCTTCGCCAATTTGCAACGCTCGCCTTTCAGCTTCTACACGCGAGGCTTCAGCAGCCTCGTCTTGGGGATTAAATGTTGTGGTGGCCATTAGTGAACAGTGATTTTGATATTAGAAAGATTGGTCGCAGTAACCCGACGAGTCGATCCGCCCACACGGGAAGCCGCGATAGTTGGTCGAATCTTTTGCTTGGGTGCGTATTTACTTGTCGGCTTAGATTTCGCCTTCGGGGATGGCTTCTTCGGCGGGGTCGGCTTGTTCGGTTCTTCCATTCATTTGCTCCATAAGTGCTGGGTTTTTATCAGGGTCAGCCAGTGGCGACTTGGCGAGCTGTCCTGCTTGCTGCAGGAGTGCCTGCTGTTGTGCCTCTTGCTGTTGTTGCTGTGCTTCCTGCTGCTTCTGCTCAGGCGTTTTGACAAGGCCCAAATAATCAATTCCGGCACTAGCTGCCAGGCGCTTGATTGCCTCATCTGGATTCAGATTGGCGAGCATCGCATCCGGTCCAAGGGTCTGCGACAGCGTTTGCATAAACATCATCAACGCTTCACGGTCTTGGCCACGGCCCACGCCTTCGAGGCCAGCCACCACTGTCGGGAAGACAGCAGGCTTGCCGTTGATCTTGGGCAACTGGGGCAGCATCCGTTGACGCTGAAGAACTAGCAACTTCCTGTTGATAAAAGGTTCGAGTAGTTCTGTAGTAAGAGAGGCGTAAATTCCTCCCAACATCTCGTCGAGGCTCTGTTGCGTAAATCTGATTTCTTCGGCTGTTGTGCGGTCACTGTCTCTAGGCGTAAAGACAAGGAAAGCTTCACTTAAGCGTTGGGTCAAAGTTTGAACCATATCGAACGCTGTTTTGAAATCTCCCTGTTTGCCTGTAGTGATCACACCCACATCGTCTGGTCGGCCTTGGATAATCGCTCCATTGCCAGCTTGAGCCAGTTGATTAGGTTTAGTGGTAGCACTAGGTGAGATCGTAAAGACGACTTTTGCACTAGCTGCTGCTCCCTCTACCAGGCTCTGCATAAGAGCATCAAGGCTCTGCAGGTCAGCACGGTACTCGGAGATTCGCGAGCGACCGTAGTCTTCACCGTCGCAATTATTGAATCTCAATGCCAGCCAAGGATTAGCAGTCTTAGGAGCAGAAGATTGCGATCCCTCTAGGATCTGTCCATCAACTTCCTGGTACCACTTCCACTGGCCGTCGATAAGTTTGACGCAAGTGTAAACAGCAACCTCATTGCTACTTGGGTCGATCTTGAGATCAGCAGGGATACCACCACCTGGCTCACCAACGTGGTTAGCAGGTTGCAGCCCGCCGCTCTTAGGCTCGTAATCAGGCAGCGTGTCAGCATCTACAGCCTCCACAGTGATGATCTTAGTTACCTGACCATCGCCATCTCTACGGACTACATAGCGGTCGAGAGGATAGATCTTTAGACCCCGCTTACCCATAAACACCAGGACATTGCCAGACACAACCAAGTGCTTCATTGCCTGGTGCAGTGCAACACGATCAGCTTTCTCAGCCACGTCCTGCATTACAACTCGTTCCATCTTTGACAAGACAAGATCAATCTCCGATCTTGCTTGTGCATCAATATCTGGATCTTGAGAGAGTGCCCCGTCGGCAATCATCAGCTTGAAAAATTTTGCGTTGACAGGGAACAAGCTCAACATCAGGCGCGAACTCATCACGTTTACGCCGCGTGCGCCGACTGATTGCCAAGGTGTATGTAATTTGTTCCCACTGGAGTGGCCGCTAGGCGGCATCAGGTACGGGACACTTAACTTGGCACAATCTCTTGCGTCATCCAGGAACTGAGTCCTGCTAGCTGACAGCCTGGCGTATTCGGCTGCTACTGTTTTTTCCATTATTAGTATCCTTTATTTTGACCAATTGCTAGTCCGCCACTCTTGCTAGACGTACCACTACCAATACCGAGGTTCTTGATACCCAGTGCGGTAAGTGGGTTTGTCAATTGCCGAGTGCCAAGACGTGCTTTCTTCTTAGATTTCTTCATTTGCTTGTTACGCTGCACAGTGCCGCCTTCGGCAGCTTCCATCGAGCGACCACGATTACGTGCCTTCTCAGCATCCAATCGTGCTTTTGCTTCAGCCTCTTGCTGTGCCTTTAGTTGAGCTGCAAGTTGAGCCTCTTGGGCTTTACGTTGAGCTTGCATTTGTGCTTCCTGTTCAGCAGCTCTTTGTGTTGCTTGCTGCTGTTGCTGCTGGAAGCGGCGGTCAGCATCAGCCTGAGCAATACGAAACTGTTCAGCTTGCCTGGCTTGTGCCTCTGAGGCAGCACGGCGTTGATCAGCTAGTTGTTGCTCATAACGTCTTTGCTGATCACGCTGGGCTCGTTCTTGCCGTTCGCGTTCTCTGCGCTGTTCTTTTTCTCTTTTGCGGTCGTTACCGCCGCCACCACTACACATGATGTACTCCTTAAGTCTTGTCGAGTTTTGCTTTTAAAAGCCGAACGACAGAGAGCTGCCCAGCTTTGTAGGCAAGCTCTCGCGGATCTGTCAGATAATCTGGGTAGACATCTGGAAATAGTGAATCCAGTTCAGCCACAACGCCCTTAAGAGTCCCTGATGAGAGGGACCCAAGGCCGAGATCTTCGGTGATAATCATTACTTTGGTTTTGATTCAGCAAATAAACACTTATCCGAATCACACGCAGCAGGCCCTTGACCGTCTCCTAACTTGGTTCCAAAGGACTCCATAGCCAGAGAGAAGTCACTGGTAATTCGACGAGCCGCCACTTCAGATTGGAGTTCGTCAAACTGTGATTTGGTAACGGGTTCAAACGGCAGACGCGGGAAAGTTTCGTTTGCATCGAACCTTGCCAGCAGTGCTGCTGAGATGTAGCCCTCGTCTTTTTCAATTGATTTGTGGATCAACTGAGCAAGGGTTTCAATCTCATTCTCACGGAACTCCAGAGTTGCTGAAGTGTTGTGAGTTGTGTAATACGTTTGGACCTGCATATAGAACTTGTATTGAGCCTCAACACTGAACGCATTGATGTCAATGGCGTCACATCCAGGAATGTTTGCCCAAGATGTTTCGGTAGGGATTTCCACCAGCCATTCTGTGCAACGAGGGTCGCGGGGATCATCGAGCAGTGCTCCTGTTTCGTCTCGGTCGGATTGGGAAGGAATGATTTTGTAGCCGTAGGCTTCACAAGCCAGGGCCACAGGATCGTTCTTGGCAAACGTGATGCGACGAATAAAGCGAGCAGCTTTGGGGGGATGCCAACCGGGTGATGCACCTGTCAGCAGTGATTTAGTACCAGCGGGTTGAACCGTGGTTGTTCTGTTGGGAACGCGTAGACCGTGCTTGACGCAATACGCCTCAACGGTTTCTTCGACGATCTCTTTCCAGAAACTAAGAAACTCTGCTTCCTGGGCGGCATAGATAATGCCGATTGGTGTGTCAGGTCTTCCATCTTTCCACCACTCCAGCCACTCACTGCCGAAAGCCATCACAAAGAAGTCGAACAGGCCCGTAAAGCTGACACCAACAATGGGGTCTACTTGACGGCTGTAGCGATAACGCTCCACGACAAATTCGTGGTGCAGTAGTGAGGCAGCAGCAATAGCAGCAGCTCGGAATGCACGAGTCTGTGATGAAGGATCGAGGGGATCCAGTGTGTTCAGATGTACTTCTGAAAGATTGCAGTGAAAGTCCCTACCAAGGATTTCACCACAGGGGTTCAAACCATATCGACCCATACGGTGATCGAGTTCGCGGCCATCGGCCTGGGGCAGCAGTGCCCACAGGTAGTTGCGACCGTGTTGGGGGTTTGATTCGTATTGAGTGAGGAACTGACGCCTTCGCTCTAGGGTGTTTAACACGTCACTGTTAGAACGTGCCAACGCTTCTGGTGCATATTGGATAGCACCTTCACCACTCCAGAACTGTTTACGAACAGAATCCTCTACGTCCTGATAGGTGGGTTTGTGGTGAAACACACGGGTGTGATTCGCCATACGCAACGCATCCCTTTCAGGATCAATACGCCATTTCCCGTCCTCACCCTGTTGCCAGAGATTGTCCTTTGCTACAGCTGCTAGTTCATCATCGCTAACGAACTGACGCATACCTGCGCTTCGCCGGACATTTCCAGCGACAACAGCAAGTGATGATTCGTCAAGCAGTAGACAGCATTCGACAGAGGTAAGTTTACGCCCGTATGCTTTTTGGAGAATCTCTCCTGCACGGCGGTAAAAATGGGCGAGTTTTACGGGGTTTGCTACACCACCGAATCCGAGGATTGGGGTATCAGCAGGGCGAACATGTGAAAGGTCGATGATTACATTGTCAACGTCCTCTCTACCTGTTGCGAGTCGGAGAAGAAGAAGGAAAGCGTTAACCCAACCTTCCCGTGAATCGCCAACAAGAATTGTCGCGCATTTCTCCTCGTTAATGTGCAGCCCTGTGTTCTCATTTCGCGCACCTTTGAATGTGCCAATGTTTTCGAGAACTTCAAAGTCAAAGCGGCTGGTGACTTCTGGGAGTTGGTTATAGCAGCGCGGTTCGATGATAGCTCCAGTGCCAGAACCCATCATCAACAGTGCCATCTGCAACGAAAACGATTCAAGATCGTTCAGATCAGTAGATGTGCAGTTGTAAGCACCTGAGAAATTCTGAGGTTGCTGAATCCACTGCGTGCCCCCAACCCACAGCCAACGGCCAGAAGGCAGGGAATGCAGTTGCTCCATCTGTTGCTGCACGAGCACAGACTCTTCTGTTGTGAGCTTGCCAACAGTATTCAAGCCATCAATACAACGGCTTACAACATCACCCCAATGCTCTTTGCCGTCACCTTTACGACGGCTATAGGTGCGATAAAAAACAGGGTTAGCCGAGGGTGCGCTTTCAGGAAAATTGCTCTTACTCATTGATAAATGCTGCTTCAGTAATAGTCGGAAATTGTTGATACATAATATTTTTAATTTTATTGGCGATCTCTCTGTGTTCTACTTGGGTCGATGGATCAGTGCGTAGCTCTACATAATGAATCCACGACCTAATAGTTCCGTGCATATAAAGACGCGTGGAAGATGCCATAGGCAGCACATTCCTTGCACACTCTTTTGCAACTCCGGCTTCCAGCATATAGTTATATAAGTCATGACAATGAGCAAAGAGCACTTGTGTCTTGACTTCTAAATCTTGCGTGAAAAACTCTCCAAGATCATCAATGGAGTTTTGCCGGTTCTTGTTGTCTTGCCGACGATAATGTGGAAGCTTGGGAAGGCTCTCCACAGCAGCATATCTCTGGGAAAATTCCTGAAATGAAAACGACCTGTGGCGCAACAGTTGTGGACTGATAGCACGAGTCGTAGTTATTTCTACACACATAGAAGCCATCTCGAATGGACTCCAATGCTTATGTCTAATCAGATATTTGAGCAGCCTGTTACCACTCAGCTTCTGTGCTTGATTCGACGGGTTAGACACCCGTGCCATTTCGACAATAAGTTCCTCTGCATTAGGCGTGCAGTGGACTAGCGAAACTTCACTCATGCTAGGTCAACTAATGAT